GGGCGTCTTGGATTCTGGGGCTGCCGTTCGGTATCTGGTACGTCCAAACTTTCGATGTAGTACCAGAGGTCTGCAGACGCAGCCTGCTTTGCAGACCCTTTGGTACACCCCACTCCACTTGAGATTTTCCTTTTCTCTTCACATTCAGCTAAGATTCCAACACATTTCCATAAGGGGTTGTGATCTTCTCCGTTGTGATTGAAGTTGTAATTGACTGACCATCTAGGATTTCGGTCGAGCCATTCCTTGACTTTCGTGACAAAGTTGCAAGTCTTTGGATCTTTCTCATGTTCTTGAACGAGATCGGCATCGATGTGACGAGCATATTGTCTTCGTGGGACTCGTCGAACAGCCATTTCCACATTGCTGTGTGAGAAGTACATCATGATCTTGAGGTCCGTGGGTCCTCTGAGTTGATTCAGGACGTAAATATCAACTGTTCCTCTTGGTGTGTCATAACCTGGTGCAAAGAATGGAATGTCCATTTCAAATGTTTGTTCTTCTCCATCCACTCTAATCATGGTATTGATTGCGTTGTTGAGTGTTGGTACTGCATCTGAATATGTAACGTTGGGTCCATGTGGGTTGTAAATTGCAATGAGTCTTCCTTGATGAAATGCGGTAGAATTTATCTTGAACGTAACTTTCGTATCATAACGAGAGAGGTTCTGATAATTGTAAATGCCTGAGATGGCAAATGTTGATTCTTCAATAGCATTCCTCAAGTTGATTGCTGCAATTTTTTGTCCAACAGGTTGCACTGCATTATAGTCAATGGCTATGATGGGATATGATGTCTCAGTAACTGGTGGGCACGTAATTGGAATGTTTCTCGTTGTTAAGCTCAAAGCTTTGCGAAACTTCACAACTTTTGATGAACTCTCTCCTGATGTCGAGAGTTGATTTCCTGGTGCTTCTGATTGTTCTGATGGATCATTTGCTGATTGTTCGACAACTTCCTTCGCTGGAATGTGGCGTTTCATGAGAGTACCTGTCATCTCTGATGCTTTCACTGGCTTTTGTTCACAAGACTCCTCACTCCTAGGCGTTCTTTGAGTGATAGTCTGTGGTCTCAGTGGTTTGAGCATGTAAAATCTGAAATCGTCATAGAGTGAATCGTAGACGTTCAGAGTGATGTTTGGTGCTCCTCCTTCTGCCATTACTTGAGTATACGGTGTATCAAGTTTGTCTCCAATTGAAAGAGGGTAAGTCGTCTGTCTTGGTACTGTTACACTAAATGGTCCTCCTATTCCGTTCGCAAGAACTCTCGGACCATATAGCATATTTGGATAACCTAGTCCAGTGTTACGAGATGTCAATTGAGTTGAATCTCCAGTTATTGCATATTCAGAGTCATATTCCTGTCCATGAAAAGTCAATGTTCTTGATCCGCTGTGTGCGAAGAAGAAATTCTTGAAGTGTTGTAAGTAGTCAGAAGGTTTGTTCAC